CAGCCATAACAAACTCCTAACTATGTCATCATGTTTATTTAATACAAAATCGTTAGGCTACTTTTTTGCCCTTTGATTTCTTTGTTTCTGCAGGAGCTTCAGCTTCTGCTACAAATGTGGTCGATTCAGGACCAAGTTCTTCATCGATAGCCTTTGTTTCAGCAGCAATTCTAGCTTCTTCAGCCGCAATAGCTGCTTTTCTAGCAGCAACTCCGGCAGGTGTAACATCAAGTGTAACCTTTTGAGGCTCTATCCCTAATCCTTGACGAATACGCTCGAGGCGCTTCTGATTAGCTACTTCGCCTTCAATCTTGATCTGTTGAATCCTTTGAGGCGTCATATACTGCATTTCGTTTCTTGTCATCGATCTATTGCCAACTCTAACATATTTAGCCATTTTATCTCTCCAATATTGCAGTTAGATTTGCGACAGGTCTCATGCCGCAAGATGAAGCGAGGAGCCCTCCGAAGAGGGCTCCATCACATTATTAGCCTGAATAGCCTGACGTACCTGAGAATCCAGAGTAGCCAGAGGTTCCGACACCTGAATAGCCAGACGTACCGATACCTGAATAGCCAGATTCTCCAGCGGCGCCTGAATAGCCAGAATCTCCTCCGCTATAGCCAGAGACACCCTGAGGGCCTATGAGAGGGGAAACATAGACATAGCCTGTGGATTCCCCTGCAAGTGGATAACGAGTCATTTAAAATCCTCCGAATCGATTCTTAAGTTTAGAAGCCAGAGTAGCCAGACTTGCCAGAGTAGCCAGAAGTTCCGGAACCAGAGTAACCTGAGTCACCAGAGCCTGAGAAACCAGACGCTCCTCTTATAGGAGCCGAATATCCCGAAGTACCTCTTCCAGAATAGCCTGAGTTTCCTTGCGGACCCCGAGCTGCAGCTGGCATGACATACGGATACCCCGCCTGCATGTCCCCGTCTTGTGGGTATTTAGTCATTTATGAAACTCCTTTACGAGTCTAGAAAAAAGGGGCCTTAACAGCAGCGCCATTAAGACCCCTCACATAAGTACTAGTTGCTGTTGTAACTATGCTATAAATTTTGTTAGATCAAGTAGGATTAGTACTTGATGTTAATGACTCTCGTCCACTTTAGAGGAGCGAAGATCACAGGAACACCGTAGAGCAGGATCATCCACTTGTAAGCCGGAGCGATCGTTGCTAGATCCATCTTTACCAGCGGAGCCAACTGACGGAAGGTAAGAACGTCAGGGGTCATCTGGCCGATGAAGGAGGTGTAGGTATTAGGAAGTCTAATACCGTTATAACGGACGGCCGTTGTTCTGGTTGCGCCAAGCGGAATCTGCTGAACAAGATACATTTCAACATCGGCCGCAATAACGCCAGTACCCGCCTGAACTTCGGAGACGTACACGTTGATGAATTCAGCATCCGTGGAACCGGTGACTGGGGTCAAAGCAGCAACATCAAGACCGCCACCTGCTGCGGATTGAATTTCTACGGAATAGGCACCGCCACCGGTGATAGGAATAGCTCCACTCTCACCGAACTTGGTCACATAGGTTGCTGCCACTCTGTAGTATCCAGCAGGAAGTCCAATTTCAGGAGCAACAGCTGCGGAAGCCGCAATAGTGATAGTACCAGTTACGTTTGGAGAAGTCGTGCTAAGAGACTTAGCCGTACCTGCTGTATCAGCAGCACCAATGAGGCCGTTGAGCTTCATCGGCTTGGTCTTCTGCAAGAAGAAGGTTGGCTTTAGGTTAACTCGGCCGGCCTGAGTCATAAGACCGTCGATGTTGATGTTAACCTGAGTGTTACCAGAGGCTGTTGGGAGAATTACTCTCTGAGCAGCGGTTCCAGCGAACTCTTCGTTGATCTTTGCAAGGACAGGGAATGGAAGATAAATGTCGGTTGGGAAACCGAAGTTATCAACTACTGTCTGTGCCAAGTCATTGACGATTGTGGTGAAAGGAGTCGTTGCGAAGGCAGTGTCACGAAGGTCGTAATCGTTACCGTTGTCTTCGATCATCTTGTCCAAACCGGCCCATTCAACATACTCTGTGCTGTTGAAGCCCTTGTCACGTCCCCAGAAGAGAGCATTTTCAATCTGGCGGAGCATCCACATAATGCCGTTTGAGTTTTCCTGAGCAATAACATCAGGAACCATCGTACGGACTAATGTGAGTGGGTGGCTGACTGATCTGGTTGTTCCAATGAACTTAACCAAAGCTGCCTTACGGGCATAGTCAGAGTTCGTCTGATATGGGAGTTCTCCTTCAGACAAGAAACCGCCTGTCTGATTTCCGTAAGAAGACAACTGGTTGTATTCCTCAACCGTTGAATAAGCAGGTGACTTAGGAATGTCCTTCCAGAAGTTGATATGCTTATCCGTGAATGTGATAACTTTTAGGGAGCTATCAAGTGATTCAACTCTTAGGGACTGCGCACCGGTTGCTCCATAATTCGAGCTACCGAAGGCATTGCCAGCTACCATTTCGCCTGGATTACCAAGACCATCCAAAAGGGCTTTATTGATATTCTGGACATCCTGCATGTCGCCTAATCCAAAACCTTGTACATCTGTCATTTTTTACTGTTCCTCCTAAGTGAACTGATTACTCAATACCGAGTTTGTTTCTGATCGCTTCAGGTAGAATCGAAGTGTCGCCCACTGCATCAAAACGGAGAACCATGTTGGTGTCTACGCCCTGATTTCCGGACATTTGCATGTCGAGAAGTCGGCTTGAGATTTCACCCTTGCTAAGCGTTGTCTTGCTAAGCGAAGGATTATCAATTCCCTTGATGTTGTCAGCTGATTTAAGTAGAGATTTCCTGATGTTCATTGCGTTCGCAATACCGACGATTGCTTTTTCAAGTTGCTCTACTCTATCGAGAGTGGCAACCAAAGACTTTGCTAAGCCTGCTTCTACATATTCTGATTCATTGGACTTCTGGATTGACTGTTCAACGAACTCACCGTACTTCAGATCGAGAGCTTCAACGGCCTTGGCAACAATTTCCTTTGTGAATTCATCGATGTCCAGATAAACTTCACCTGATTCTGAGGATTTTTCTTCCTTTTCCTCTTCCTTGTCGTCTTCCTTCTCGCCCTTTTCCTCTTTCTCACCCTTGTCATCATCGTCCTTCTTTGCGAAAGGATTTTCACCCTTTGTCAAATCAGGCTCGCCTTCTGACTTTTGCTGAGACTGAGTAGTCGTTGCCGTTCCGGGTTCATTCGGTCCAGTTCCGCCACCTTCATGTTTAATTGTTGCAGGGCGGGCTACAGGAGCTCTGCCGCCAGCACCCTTCGGAGTTTCGATAGTGTCCTGTTCTGGACCGCCATCCTTGAAATCGGCTCCACCTTCTGGTCGAGATCCACCATCACCAGATCCACCAGCAGCCTTTGGATGAGTTCCTGAATTAGCAGCATTCTTCTCATCTTCGGCTTCTTTGCCAGACGGAGCACCTTGGACGGTGTGCTGAACGGCTTCCGCCGGCCCACCCGTACCAGTATGTTGTGTATAGCCTTGAGCCTTATTAATCAGCTCTTTTACGGCGTTGAGAATATCAGACATTCGTTTTCCTCCGTGTCTATTTTGTAAATTAGTAAGATCTCGTCATTTTTTACAGTAAAACTTTGGAATCATTGACAATTCGAACAAAATTTTCAATTCCATTTGCTTTATGAACGAGACCCACGATTGCTTCTAATAGTACATCACTTGCTTCAGGATGTACGGTCTTTAGAAGGGACATTAATTCTGTATGTGACTTGTGAGCACTACGGTAAGCTGAAGATAGGCGGGCTTCTAATTCGTCCTCAGAATTTGGATTGTTTCCAGTGACTGCCTTTCCTTTATATTCATTAGTGTTTGCGCCTTCCAACGACTCTGTACGCAGAACTTCGCCATTGCCAGCATAATTGCTGCTACCCCAAGCGTTCCCTGCAGCCATGCCGTTACCAGCAATTCCCGCCAAGTCCTTCTTGAACGCGAGGTCCTTCATTATATATCCAACAATCTCATCATACGCAGGAGGAACAAAAGACTTTGAAACAACTTCAAATGTCGCTTCTGTGTTCACCGGGATATGAGTCACGGCTACGTTTGTTACCTTAGCTTTCACGATTTTGGATTTGTTTATTGCAGAGCGGGCTACTACTTTTCCTTCGATGGAATAACCTAATTTTCTCGGATAACCTAAATCTTTCAATTCACTAGCAAGAGTCCAGACATGGGTTGCCATTTCGTTATTGAACAGCATCCCTTTTGTGAAAAAGCCTTTGTGGTCGATTTTTGAGTAGACAGGAATTCCGATTACATGGTTGGGTGAGTTGTTGTGCATCCAATTGAGCCAGCCTTGATTGACATAATACGATATATCTAAACCGGATTTGATGATACTTTCACCATCGGAATCCCATGCCGGCGTAGAAGCGTAGCCCTGAATAAACCGGCCTGTAGCTTTCGTCGCATCGAAATTCTCGTTTGTGAACTCGGCCTTATTTATATCGCCTTCGATAAATTCGATATCATCCGTATAAAACTGAAAGATATCGTCAAGTGACGGGGTGTTCGCCATTATTTTCCTTCCTATTTGAAAGTAAGCTTATTAATTGATTCATTAACTATATTAGTCGAATTTCGCCAATTTTATTGAGTTTTTTGACTAATTTAGCATTTAGTAAGGCTGAGTAAAGAGATCTAGAACTATTTTCCGCAACCAAGTACACGAAACTGAAAATGTGGGTATAATGGTTTCAACGGACTTTAAATAGTGGAAACAAAAAATTCATTCTATTCAAACGGTATAGATGGAGGTTAAACCCAAAATGAGCAATGATGAAAAGAAAGCAGATAATGACAGCATCCGTTCTATTCAATCGACATTTAATACACTGAATCGGCTCGTAAGAGAAAAAGAAGAAATAGTAGCGTCTACACCTGAAGCAAACCTCCCTGCCACTTATAGTGACCAAAGCTTGCCCGATGTTATCGAAGATGAAGCCTTCGCTAATCAATGTGAGCAAGTTGCCGCTTTACAATTTGCAGGTCAAAAGAAAGATGCTATCTGTAAGACATTAGAAATAGAGCTGAAAGATTATAAGAAGATTGTTTTATCGCAAGAATTTGTCGACATTAAGAAGCGAATAGCCGAAGACCAAAAGGTTAACATCCTCAGCAAAATCCTCAATCAAGTAGATTCTGCCGTCATGGC